CCACTTCGGCGCTACCTACCACGGGGGCAACGCCTGTTATTCCCCCGTCGCGTCAACAACAAGCACCATCAGTTTAACAGCCTTCTCAGTAAGGGTACATTTGTCTGTCACTTTGAAATAAACGCCAGAAGAAGGAGCGGAATCGCAAATAACAAGTTTACCAGCGTCGTTCACTTTCATCAGCGTGGTACCGGCGGTAATATCGGCATAGGTAACGCCAGAACCGTAGGCGATGTGCTTCTCGTCTGCCACAAGTTTCTGTCCTTCAAGGGACTTCACCAACAGACCGTTCAGGCACTCATTCGCCGCAAAGGAAACATTCTCCTTGTAAGCGTCGTCGCCGGTGATCGTGTTAGCGATCAGATAAGTCTCACCGTTATCGGTGACAAATGTATAATTCGCAACATCAGCATTAACTTTAATAACGGGATTGATGACAACGCGGTCAAGCATCCCAATGGTCTCCAGCTTAATCATTTTCTTATTTTCCTTTCTTTATTATTCAAAAATGTTTATTTCTTTATCCGCAGTTACCTCATCAACCACACCAAAGATATCCTCAACGTCAACCTGGGCGGCGTTTTGTTCGGCAGCAACGGCAGCGGCGCTCTCTTCCTTCGCCTTCTTGCCGATCCCGATCAGGATCTTATCAACGACGGAATTGATCTCTGTCTCAATAGGCGCTGCGTTGAACGCTTCAATCTCATCCTGCGCATACGCGCGTTCCTCTTCGGTGAATTCAGCGATAGCGGCGTTCAGTTCACCAAGTCTCTCTTTTGCCTTGGCCTCGCCAAGCGCGGACTCAAGTGCCTTTCTCTCTTCCCAAAGAGTTTCGATTTCCTTGTGCTTGTCCTCAAGGTCTTTTTGGCACTGACCAAGCGCCGCCTGAATCTGTGCGGATGCCGCAGCGATTTCATTCTTCTCATTGGTGATATTCTCAACCGTCTGATTCAGTTCGGCGATTCTGGCTTCGCAGTCCGCCCTGCACTGATTGATCTCAGCGATCTGATTGGTATATGTGGCAACGGTCGTCTCAATGAGAGTTTTCATTTCGTCTACACTCATTTTTGATGTTTCCTCCTGTTCATTTAGTTCCACTAACTGCGCGGTGTTGTCGCTCGGCGCTACGCCAAGCAGCGCATAGCCGGAATGGATGAATTCAGTTGGGATTCTCCCTTTGTTTTTATATCCGTATAAATAGACGATACCTTCGTTCCCTTCGGTTCTCATGATCTCAACGCTCCCCTTCGGGTAAATCCCGTTGGCAATGTCTTCGTCTAATTTGCTGCAAAAATTGTGATAACAACTGCTGTCTATTTCTCCAACGCCGATACAAACCGTGATCTTCTCGCCGTTTTCATCCTCTATCTCATCGATATATCCGTCAGTAAACGTGCCGATGACGGTTGCGTTCTCAAAAACAGGAACGTCATCCACAATATCTGTCATGCCATGTCCGTTGATTTCAGTTCTTTCGTCGTCTAAAAATTCACAGCGCAGAAACATCCCCTTGATGCTGTCAAGCGCTTTCTCGCAGTATTGACGTATCCATGTGATGCCGTTGATGTTGTATTCTGTCCCTACGCCGTTTTCAGCGTCGATGCACTCGTCAGGGAATATCTTGTAAAGAATAACCTTGAACTTACGTCTTCCGTTCTGCCCCTTTTTCTTTTCCTCAAAAATCTCAAATGTCTTCATCGTTTCTCACCGCCTTTCTTGTGAAGAATGTGTATATAAAAAAGACGTTTTATCATCTTTTTTTACTGTTAAGCCGCCTTTGGCGGCTGATATAAAAAAACACTGTCCGCATATGCGGACAACGTGTTGTTGCGAGATCGTTTATTTATCAGATGGAGATGGTATTGCGTTCCCGTTATTTGCCTGTGACTGTATCGTTTTGTCTGATGGATCGTCCGTTTTCGGTCTTCCGCCTTTCTGATCGTCTTTCGACAAAACATAGCTTGTTTTGTGTACGGGATATTTATCCTCAATGCCCTCCTCTAATTCCTGATCCAGCAGCGCAAAGAATATATCCGACGATACACCGCAAGCACTGGCCCAAAGTGCAAGAGAACCCTTTCCCTGTAGGTACAACTCTTTTGCGTAACCCACCATCGCCTTTTTGTTGACATATGTGATGGGGAGGTATCTGCACTCCACCCAATTGTTTTTGTCACAGATGATATTCTCTGAAATACACTTGTTGAGTTCTGCGGAGATCTGGTCGATCCACTGAAAGATCTGCGCCGTCACCAATTCAAGGTTCGTCTGCTGTGCGGAGTAGCTTCCGCTCCCTATGCCGTCCAGCGCGGAACCTGCAAAACCGAGCGCTCTTGCGATTTTGTCACCCAATTTCTCCTCATACTTGGAATCAAAAATGTCGGTATCACCAATCTTCAGAGCATCAAGTTTCGTACCGGCTGCGACCGTCACAAAACTGTTCCCGCTTCTATTGCTTCTGTTCAGCACAGCACCTTTCACCTTTTCGTGTTGTTCTTTCTGCTGCTTCTGATTCAGAGAACAAGTACCTTTGTCTCGTCCCTCCGGAAGAGTTTGGTAGATAACTCTGTTGTTGATATCACCAAGCACGTTTCGTTTGGTATCGGTAAAATAGTCGTCGTATAAAATCGCGCTGATAGCGGCCAACACAAGCGGCCTCCCGTATTTCTCCTTGATTTCGCTCCGTATTTTGTGGACGATTGTCTTGTTGTTGTCAAGGATCACCCAATTACCTTCGCCGCCTGTTTTCTGTCTGCGCCATCTTTCATAGGCGTCCCTGATCTCCTTTGGGAATTTCTTAACTTTTGTTTCAGGGTCTTCACCGTTTGCCGCACTGAAATAGTCCAAATTGAACGCGATTACATAGGAATTATTCCTTCTGCCAACGATTTCCGTGTAATCAGCCGGAAGAGGAAAAACACTTGCGTTTAATTTGATATCGTTGATCTCAATAAGATTCGCAATATCGTGATCGTTCAGCGTCTTTCTGGATAACGGTAAAGCGCCAGTTGTCTCAAAATAATAAAAAGCGATACCGTCAACCATTCCGCGCCATAACGCGTCGCGTATCACCTCTTTGTGCTTGATGATCCGCAAAGCGGATTCCATCAGTTCTTTGTTGATTTTTCTCTTGTTCTTGTTCTTTCCGTGAGGGACGATCACGTTGTCAAGCGTCGGCATCGCCGTCATATAGTCAACGGTGTTGGTGTATGTGCCGTTCGTACCGTACAACATACGGGAAATATCGCGAAGTGTTTTATTATTTCCAATCGGATCTTTAACAAGCGCCGTGATCTGTTCCGGTTTATAGATGTCAAAAATATTTAGTCCAAACCAAAAATCTCTATAGAACGATCTGGAGCAGGCGGAATTGTATTCAAAGGAAGGATCGTTTTTCTGTGCCTCCGCGTTGTTGGTTTCATAAGTTTTCAGGCGGTTGTTTCCGTTGTGTTTTTTCTTTCCCTGTTTTGTTTTATTCATATCGCCGTTTTGCATCTCACCCCTCCTTCCTTTAATTTACAAGTGTGCAATACTCATATTCCTCGTTCTTGCCTATCAGGTCTTTTTCCAACTGTGTAGCAAAATAAGATCCGTAACTGACGCTTGTATAACGGTCTTTGCGGTTGTCGCCCTGTTCGCTGATGACGATTGCGCCTGTTTGAAGCTTTTTCTCATAGACAAGGCTCGTCGTTTCGCTGATAAGCGCCTGTGTCTCAAGAAAAGGCGATTCATAAAAAAATTGTGTTTCGCCGTCTTCCGCGTTGACATACTCTTTTATGTTTGGAAGTATTTCTTCCATCGCAGTTTCAAATGGCACTGGCAGATCAATCTTATTTTGCGAAAGCACAAAACGAAAATCATTTGCTATTTCACTGTTCAACTGTTGGCTTGCATTGATGATATAGATACATTCAACAGCGCCGTCTATCCTTATCCTGTTTTTGTAACCGTCGTCGTTCATACAGCAGATGGGAGAGTATTCTTTCCTTCTTTCGTTGTCATACATGATATTCGCAAGTAAATCATAAACAGCCGATCCGCCGTTGCGAGTATCAAGCACAATATAATCCGCACTGAAGTCCTCAAATAAACGTCTGATACGCA